CTAAGATTTCCATTTCCGAGCATACTAATGTAAAAGAATTCACTCGGGCAATGCCTGATGAATATAAACTTGATGATAGCATTGATACCTTCACTGCTTATAAGATGTATATTGCATCTAAACCCTGGGTGTGCGATAATTATCTTCGCCGTCCAGAACGGAAACCTGATTGGATTTGATTATGCGTGATGAATTTCTATGGGTTGAAAAGTATCGCCCGAAGATTATTGAAGATTGTATTTTACCTGCCACAACCAAGAAGACATTTCAGAACTTTGTAAATAACGGAGAGATGCCGAATCTTCTTCTTGCTGGTCCTGCTGGTTGTGGAAAGACTACGGTAGCAAAGGCATTATGTAATGAATTGGGAGTAGATTTTTATGTCATCAATGGATCCGACGAAGGTAGATTCCTTGATACTGTCAGAAACAATGCGAAGAACTTCGCTTCGACCGTCTCACTTTCGTCAACTGCTAAACACAAAGTTATCATCATTGATGAGGCAGACAACACAACCAGCGACGTTCAACTCCTCTTACGGGCGTCTATTGAGGAATTTAGTAACAACTGCCGATTCATCTTTACCTGTAACTACAAAAACAAAATCATTGAACCGCTTCACTCCCGTTGTGCCGTTGTGGAGTTTGCAATTAAAGGAAAAGAAAAGCCTCAACTTGCAGGAGAATTCTTCAAGCGACTTCAAACAATTCTCGTTCACGAGCAAATCGAATTTGATGCAAAAGTCATTGCAGAACTCATCAACAAGCACTTCCCCGATTGGAGAAGAATTCTTAACGAATGTCAAAGGTATTCGGTGGGGGGTAAAATTGACGCAGCAATTCTGGCATCTTTTTCAGACGTTTCAGTAAATGATCTAATTAAGTATCTTAAGGAGAAAAACTTTGCAGAAGTTCGTAAGTGGGTTGTTTCCAATTTGGATAACGATTCTAGTGTTATTCTCCGTAGAGTCTATGATTCACTTTACGACTCTCTGGTGCCCACCACTATTCCTGCTGCTGTACTTATTATTGCTAAGTATCAGTATCAAATTGCATTTGTAGCAGATCAGGAAATTAATCTTCTTGCAGCACTAACTGAAATTATGGCGGAGTGTGAATTTAAATGATTATCTCCGAACAAGATGCAGTTTGGGCTGCAGATGAATTTATAGAATATTTTTCTCAAATGACAAGTATTGAGGATTATTTGAGGTTTGTAAAAAAGGAGGTAATTAAAAAAACTACAACTCTTGATCCTATCTGTGATGAATTTCTTAATGAGGACATTCATCCAAACGATATGGACTTCAAGATAGTCCGAGTTGGTAAAGGTGGGTTGGATCAAAAGTTTTATACAAATCTTTTGATGGCAGTTTCTTCTCATAATAATGAGCAAAACATTCCTGGTAGAGAATTAAAGTGGGTTGTTTATGAAAAAAATACAAATAAGGTAGTAGGATTTATTCGTTTCGGTTCTCCTGTAATCAATTCTAAACCTCGTAATCTTTGGTTGGGAAAACAACCTGATTTGAGAATTTTTAATCGCCATGCTGCGATGGGATTTGTCATTGTACCTTCCCAACCATTTGGATACAATTATTTGGGTGGTAAACTTCTGTCTCTCCTGTGCTGCTCCCACTATGCCCGTGAGACCCTCAACGAGGTCTTTGAGAAGGATATTGGGTTGTTTGAGACCACATCCCTCTATGGGTCCACCACGGATTGCTCACAATATGATGGCCTAAAACCCTTTATACGATATAAGGGTTTGACCGAAAGTAAGTTTCTTCCACTGCTTCATGATGATACTTTTCACAAACTTCATGATAGGTTTACTTATCTAAACAACAATACTCCTCTGACTGATAACAAAGCATCTTCTAAAAAGATGAAGCGTCAGACAAAGATGATTTCTATTATCCGCAATTCTCTTCAAGACAAAGAAAAACTATCTAAGTTCAATGCCGTTCTTGAAGGTGCATTTGGAATAACTCAAAAGAAAAGATTTTACATTTCCAATTATGGTTATGAAAATATTCGTGAAGTTATTCTTGGTGAACAGGATAAACTTATTGCTGGACAGAATTGGGATAAATTTTATTTGGAGAATGTTATTTCTTGGTGGAAGAAGAAATCGACTAAGCGTTATGAAAAACTAAAGGAAGAAGGTCGCTTCCGAACCAAAGTTGAACTTTGGACAGATGATGATCATATTCAAATTATACGATGACTTACGAACTGAAGGACTGGTTGAACTCGATTAATTTCACTAAAGAAAATCTGATGGAAGATCCGTCAGTAAAAAAAGATTACGCACCTTATATTATCAATCGCTGTTTGTCTGGACATATTGATTGTGTTTTATTTGCTAATGAAATGAATCTTAATCATTCTTTAGACAAAGATATGCAATATTCATTTTATCTAAATAGTCTAAGGAAAAAGAAGAGATTTTCTCCCTGGCTCCGAAAGGATAAAGTCACAGACCTAGAATGTGTTAAGAGTTATTATGGATATAGTAATGAAAAAGCATCTCAAGCTCTGAAAATCTTATCAAAAGAACAAATTGCTTTCATTAAACAACGACTTGATATTGGAGGAAAAAAATGACTACTGAACATACAACAGTAGAACCTGTGGTTAATTGGTCTCAGGACCAAATGATTGAGGTACTTCTTAATGAACCCGATGACTTTCTAAAAGTTCGTGAGACTTTAACTCGTATCGGAGTGGCATCTCGTAAGGAGAAAAAACTCTATCAATCTTGCCACATTTTGCATAAGCAAGGTAGATACTATATCGTTCACTTCAAAGAACTGTTTGCCCTTGATGGTAAACACGCCAATTTGACTGTGAATGATGTTCAAAGACGTAATCGTATTGTTCGTTTGCTTGCTGATTGGGGACTTATAACTGTCGTAAAACCAGATTCTGTGGCAGATATTGCTCCCCTAAATCAGATCAAAGTTCTTGCATATAAGGACAAGGGTGATTGGGTATTGGAACAGAAGTATAATATTGGTAAAAAGGGTAAGACCCAGGAAACCGAATAAAAATGGGCGGGAAACAACATCCCGCTTTTTTTATGATCTCTTATAATTAGTAGTGGATGCCGAAAGGGTCCAATCACTACTAAGACGCTTCAAGGAGGTCTATTATGTTTGGAACAAGTTCACTCACACTTTCAGTACCAGAAACTGCAAAGTATTTACTAGATGCTCAAAAAAATAGTATTGGAATGGATGAATGGTTCAAGAGGTTTGATACTGCCTTTGAGACACACACAAACTATCCACCATACAATCTTGTAAAAGAAGATAGTATTACTTTTAGATTAGAAATTGCTCTTGCTGGATTCAAGAGAGATGAAATTGAAGTTACTACAGAATGGAATAAACTTTTTGTGGAAGCAAAAAAATCTGATGATACTGGTGAGGAATACTTACATCAGGGACTTGCCAAGAGAGCATTTACCCGCACCTGGACACTATCTGATGATGTAGAAGTTAAGGATGTTGCCTTTGTTGATGGATTACTCACTATCAAACTAAATAGAGTTATTCCAGAACATCAGAAGAAGAAGGTCTATGAAATCGTTTGACGAGTTCAAAACAATTGCATATAAAAATGCAATTCCTCATACCGTTTATAAAAATGGTAAGTCTAAAAAAATTGGTAAAGGAGAAGCGGTTGCCGTAAGAAGCCACTCAAGTGCTGGTGGCGATGGGGATTGATAAATAGTATTGAGCTAACTATCGTTGTCGCAGGGAGGGAACTGGCAAAAACCAGTTGTGCCTCCCCTTTTTTTGTGCTATAATACTAAGAGGTATGGAGTAAAGATGACAGTTAAACTTTTGTTGTTGAAATCTGGAGAAGATTTGATTGCAGATGTTCAAGAGATGGTTTCAAGTAAAGAAGATAATCCTATGGTTATTGGATATCTTTTGAACAAACCTTGTATTGTAAAGATGAGAGATCCTAATCTTCTTTCTGAAGAAGTATCTGATGAACAAAAAAAGGCATCATTTCAAGTCTCTCTTTATCCCTGGATGCCCCTATCTTCAGATAAGGTAATTCCAGTTCCTTCTGACTGGGTAGTAACAATTGTGGAACCCGTCGCAAAATTAACCGAAATGTACGTAGAGGATGTTATTAACTATGGAAAAGAAAATGATCAAGATTCTGTTTCTGATGAATCAGCAAATTCTAATCAGCCAGATTGAAGAAATTGGTGCTGATATTGGAGAACCAGATTGTAAACTGGTAAAACCCCATATCGTCACTGAGTATAAGGAAGGTACTAGCACTTTAACTCCATTTTTGTATAAGGTTACAAAGCAAGATACATTTATGATGAGTTCTGATAAGATTCTTACTCTTGCAGATCCAACTCCAACTCTACTTGAGAAATATGAGGACTTGATTAAGGAATGAAATTTTACACTAA